CCAACTCTGGCCAAGTGTGAATGCTGATATGACTTTCAGCGAGCATCGCCACACAAGTGACACCCTGAGGTTCAAACTTGTGTGAGTTGAGTGCTAATAAAGTTGATTTACATTTGACTGATGCCTGATAAACAACATCCCTTACAAACCTTTCGTCATCTAAGAACGATTTGTTACACTCTTTGAGTGTAAAGAGAATGTGTCTCATCAACCAAAAGTGGAATCAGGTTCCAGAGCGATGTAGTAAGTAAGGTTGTAGCGAGTGTTAGTAAACTGAGAGAGCAGTTTAGAAGACACTACAACATCATAGGCACCAGGAATAATCTTGATGTTTTCTACCTTGAAGTTGAAAGTAAACTCTTGGTCGGTCTCACCAACAACGATGGCATACTCGTTAGAAGTATCATTCTTCTTATCACGAACCACCAGTTTGATAACACCTGCTTCACCAACGGCAGACAGGTCGGGTAGTTGGTAAACTGCTGCTGCTTTTACCAGTTTTTCCAGAGAAGTGCTGTCCAGTTGGAAGCAAACATCTTGAGAAGGGAGATTGATTTCTTTCTCGGGAGGAGCGATGATAACATTGGGGTCAGCGAAGAAATACTTCACACGACGCTTACCTTCACGAATGCTGAGGTAGGACTCTTCTTTAAAATCAAGGTCAGGATCAGCATGAAGACTCAGACCATTCAGGAACTGGTTGAGATCATAGATAGCAAAGTCGCGGGGAAACTCTTCACTAATGTCTGCTTCTGCCAGGATGTTCTTGGCAACAGAGATAGTACGAAGACGGTTTCCTTCCTTCACCAGAATGGAATTGTTGATTCCAGCAAAGTTCTTCAAAATAGTCAGAGTGTTGTCAGACAGTTTCATTTTATTCATTGGTTGTAGGTTTCACGGACGGCGTTCTTATCGTTAAAGTTTAGCAGAAGAACAGCGTAGTGAAGGATCTTCATTATATCACGGCGAGCAGAACCTTTCTTATCGTATCGAGAAGCATACTTCAAGATGTTGCTACGACAGAATGCCTCACCATCACCACAAGCTTCGATCAAATCCAGAGTTTGGATCTTCTGATCTCCAGCAGAGTAGTGTTGATTGTAAGTGCCACGAATGTACTCAAGAAGTTCTTTTACAATGTCTTCTTCGTTATACTTCCAAGGAGTGCTGGGTGATTGTTTGATAATGTCTTCACTCATATTAATAGAAAAATCGTTCATCGAATAAGGATACTCATCCATTTTTAGTTCATCATAAAGTAGGGACCAGGAATTAACCATAGCAGAAAAGAAAATCGTTTACAAGAGACTCTGCTTTTTCTTTACCAAATTTACCAGAAAGATATCCACTCACAGGGTCTAACTTTTTCATATAAGAATCAAAGTCACAATAGGTGGAAAAATCGTTTCCAGTAGGTTGTTTACATTCTAGCATATCCTTGTAGGCAGTCAAGTATTTCTTGAAAACATCAAGATGTTCATTCACTTCAGACATTGTACACTTGGCAATATACACATTCTCGGAGAAGTGATTGCCTGGTTCAAAGAATCGAAAAGAACCATCTGCCTTTGGAAGGTCTGGATGAGAGAACAAGTAGTTTTCCACTGGATGTTGGAAGTCAAATACAATAATGACTTTCTTATCAAAGAAACCCATCAAGTCCATTCCAAAACAGGGTAGATTAGTTCCAGTTCGGGGATAGATGATGTTGTTGTAAATACAAGACTTGTTGTCCCATATTTCAACTTCTCTGGATTTGAGAATGTGTTTGTTTACATAAATTTTGGCAGAAAGGGAGGAGTTCTTTTCCTCCCAGTTTGCCCAGTCATAATCCAGTTCTAAATCAGGAAATGTTTCCCAGATTGCTGTCTTGTAGTCCTTCCACAGGGAGTTGGAAGTCGGCGTCAACTTTGTCATACAGTTCAAGGAATGCTTGTTTGGTTTCATCATCAAATCGGTTCACACACACTTGGATTGCCTTTGCCTTATCACCAAAGATGCTGTAGGCACGAACAATGTGAACCAGGCGGCGAGTGCTGATGATCTCCTCAATACCACCGTCGTAGAAAGTCTTACGGATGATATCTGCCCAATCACAGAGTCGCTTGAAGAAATCAAGATCAGAAACTCCAAGAGAAGCGCCAACTTTATAGAGGATTTTGTACTCATTGGCAGCAGTGGGATACTCTTGCTCAAAGGTTACTGGGAAACGCTCTAGGAAAGCTTCATTGAGCACGTTAGTCCCAATAAATCGACCGTCATCGGACCCTTTACCCTTTGTATTGGCTGTTGCGAAGATCTGGAAACCCTCTGCGGGCGTAATCTGCTTGCCAATTTTCTTGAGGAAAACGCCTTTACCTTCGAGGGCGGATTGAAGGCAGAGGATTTTGTTCGAAGCAAGGTCGAGCTCGTCAAGTAGCAGAACGGCACCCCTGGCCATGGCTTCCACAACGGGACCGTTGTGCCAGACTGTGGCACCATCAACAAGGCGGAAGCCGCCAATGAGATCATCTTCATCGGTTTCAATAGTAATGTTTACACGGATGAGTTCACGTCCCAACTGGGCACATGCCTGCTCAACAGAAAACGTTTTTCCATTACCCGACAAACCCGTAATGAACGTCGGATAGAAGAGACGGGATTGAATAATCTTTTTAATATCACCAAAGTTACCAAACTTGACGAAGGAATCATCTTTAGTGGGAATAAGATTTTGTTCGATAGTAGGAATAGTGGCAGGAGCATTTACAGTTTGCTCAAGCTGCTCTCGTGCTTCTTGGATAGTCAGATTCCACTTACCACGACCAGTTTTATATTGATCCAGTTTCTTAGTAACAGTCTGGTAATTGGAACCATTCATAGCACACCATCCACGAATATCAGCAGCAGTAACGGACTCGCCGTAAACTGCCTGAAGAGAAGTGATGATGTAGTCAGCAGAGATGGTCATTAAGTGGTTTGTTTTAACTGAAGTTATTATACAAGAAAAAAGGGGTCCGTTGGACCCCCAGTGGACAGTTTATAAATTGGTCTTCAACCTTCACCCTCTTCCTTTTTTTCAACCTTTACAGCGGGTGGTTTGGGTGTGGGTGCTGCAGCTGCTTTAGGAGCAGGTGCTGTTTTGGCAGCAGGTGCTGGAGCAGCAGGCTTTCCAGAAATTAAATCTCCGAATCTAGACATTGCTTTTATAGAATACTTTTAGATATTTATCAGGCAACGAGTTCTACGAACTCACCAAGAATCTTTTTATTCATTTTCTTGGACTTAAGGCTCTTGGCAAAGGCGGATTTAATTTGAGTCTTAGTGGCATCTTCAGAAACCTCAAAGTCAGTATCCTGAGCAAGGGCATTAGCGGAAATGCCAAAGTAAGAATGATACCCAGACTTCTTAATAGTAAATGCCCGTTGCTTTTTCCAGATGCTAATAGTCTTTTCATACTCGGGTCCATAATACCCACAGTAGCGGCGAATGAAACTACCAGCATCGCGGGACTCAAGCACACGAATACCAATGAAGTTAATATCCTTAAACTTGTCACGCAGATTGCGAAGCATAATATCAGTAAACTCATACCACTCACAATCAAGGGAGTAGGTCATACCAGTCTTACGGTCACGGAGGAAGGAATTAGGTCCAATGTAGGCAGTGCCCATAAAAGGATTATCCTCCCAGCGGCGCTGAACTTCACGGTGATACTTGGGCATTGCTGCCTCACCATCAGTCAAGATTACACACTGAACTTTCTGGAGTTTGTTCTCCCTTTGGAAGTTGGGAAGAATTTGATGGAGAGCAACAAGAGTTTCATTCAAAGGAGTTCCAGAGAGACTCAAACCATAAGGAATTTGATAATGAGTGAAAGTGTTCCAACGGAAGGCATGGGCAAGACGAAACAGATTCTTCATCTGTTCTTCCAAAGTCTTACCGTTGGTTTTGCTAGTGAGCATATTCATCAGAGAGAACCACTCACCAACCTGAACCAAACCATCTTTCTTGGTATAAGCAAGTTCACGAAGATTTGATTTACCATCCTCATCGTAGGAAACCAGAGGATAGTCACTGGTGAAAGCATAAACCTCAAAAGGAATAGCAACTTTCTTACAGAACCACACAAGGTTAAAGAGTTGCTTGACGGTATCGAGCATCACATCACTCATGGATCCAGACCAATCAAGAATGAATACCAGACCATGGTTCTTACCATCAGCAAGAGTAGTTACCTTCTTGAAGAGATCTTCATTGTACTTGTAG